AAGAATGTAGCTAAAGAAGAAGCAGACAGTAAGAAAGCTTGGAAAAGTCGTTTAAAGATGGGCAAATCTTATATGCTCCATCAGATATTGAAAGCTTTTATCTGGAAGAATACATACGCTAATACAAACTCTATGTTTGATGTATCCGGCGAGAACTTAGAAGCAGATAATAACTCAAACAAGCAAAAAACTATGCTTGTTGACTGCTTAGAGAAGATGAATTATGAGAAATCTTATGACGAAATTCTCAATAATGCGCTTATATATGGCGAGCTTATAAGCTTTACAACGTGGAAAAAACATTCAGAAGAATACAGAAGACCTATCAGCTTTTTTGACGGCATTACTGACCCGACAAAACTGCCTAAAATAGCTTCTGCAATAGCAAAGGGGGATAAATTCTATGTTGATGAACGAGTTGATTTCGACAATCCTTATATTTATCCTGTTGACCCTGCTAACTTTGTTTTTGACACTACTCAATCTGATAGAGATTGGGAAACTTGCCCGAAGATTAACAGAACTTGGCGCACTCCCGAAGACATAATCAACAACAAGTATTTTGATGTGTCTAAAGAAGTAGCAAACGACTTGAGAGAACTTGTTAAATCGGGTTCAGAACCAAGCAAGTTATCAAATCAAGATACTGATTCTCTAAAAGATGAACATAGAAATGGTACTACTGTAGAAATGTTGGAACATTGGGGAGACTTAATGATGCCAGACGGTACAGTTCTTCGTAACTGGTACGCAGTAGTAGTTGCCGGAAAGTATTTAATAAGGTTTGAAAAGAATCCTTTTATAATCAATCCGTTTACTTTTGATTGCTTTATAAGAGACCCTGAGAATAAACGTGGCATTAGTCCACTTTATTCAGTTTATGACATAGCTCATACACAAGAAGATATTATGAGAAGGACTATGAACTTGCAATCTCTTACAGAGAACCCACCTGTCCTTTCACCTAAAGGATTCTTTGGAGACGAGCCAGACGATATAGACTTATATCCCGGCAAAGTCATAGAATACGACCAGCAAATGTATCAAGATTCAGCAGTCACACCTCTCAAATTTGAAGTTAATGTGTTTGCTAATGATATGAGCTATATAGATGATTTAATCTCAGAAATATCAGGCATATTCCCTAATATGGCAGGAGCTTCCGAAAACGATAGAACTACTGCCACAGAAATATCAACAAAAGTAGAAGGTCAGTTGACTCGTCTTAAAATGCTTTTAGATGTAATCAACCAAGGATTGATACTGGCAGACGTTAAAAACATAGCCAAACTAAAAGCAAACTTTACTTTTGGCGAAGAAACTATCTTCGTAAACAACAATAATCAACCTGAAAACGTAACTATAAACGATGAAGTAAGGCAAGCTGATTACAGATATACATATGCTGATAGAAGCGCCACTAATGAAAGATTTAATTACGTTGATATGGTTGCACAAGCTATACAGATGTTTGTTAAATCAGGCTTACAAGTAAACTTAGAAGAAGTATTTACTTGGTTTATGGAACAAAAAGGTGTAGAAGACCCGGAAAGATTTTTGAATATACAGCAGTTCCTATCTCCTGAAACTCAACAGGCACTTATGAACAATCCTATGTTAGCTCCTATTATTCAGCAGATGGAACAGAATGTTGCAATGGCTAAGCAAGGACAACAACCACAAGAAGGTGGCGGAGAAATGCCACAGTTAGAGCCAGTACAACTTACAGAAGAATCGCTTCCAGACAAACTTAGTCATATCCCAGGAAGGAACTTAATGAATGGCTAATTTAGATGAATTAAAGCGCAAATATGACTTGGTGGACAATGAAGTCTATCCAAAACTAAGAGCAGAATATTTAGACTACATAGTTAGTCAGGCAAACTCTCAAACAAACCCAGAAGTATTGAGAGGAATGCTTTTATTAATCAACCAATCTGACAAATGGGAGCAGAACTTTATTGCTGCTCGTAAGAAGATAGAGGAGTAAGTAAATGGAAAATGAAGTATCAACCAACGAGGTTGTAACTTCATCAGACAACTCAGAGCTTAGTCTTGACGAACAAATAGACAGAGCATTATCTGAGCCTGATGAAACACAACCCGAAGAAAAACAAGAGCCAAAAGCAGATGCACAAGAGTCTGCTAATGAAGAAAAAGAAGAAAAGGATAACAGTTTTAACTGCCCTGATAAGTTCAAAAACAAAGACGGCTCTATAAACATAGAAAATCTTGTGAAATCATACACTGGTTTAGAACCTCTAATCAACGAAAAAAGTGCTTGGGAAAAGGAAAGAGCAGAGCTTCTTAAGTACAAAGAACAATTAGAGAAGTATAACCAACAGCAAGAAGAAAAAGCAAAGAATGCTGGGTATGAATCTGCTTTGGATATGCAACACTCTCATCAAGTTGCACAATTTGAAGCTAACGAATATTTAAAGTATTTGCAATACCTAGATGATGAGACTAGACCTAACGTTCAAAAACTGATTAACGATTATGCTAACAATCCGTCAGAAGTTATTATGAAGCAAATAGAAATAGAATTTGCTCCAGAAATAAACAAGCGTATTGCAATACAGGCTGATAGAATGGAACGTCAGTTTGAAGCTGATAAACAGACACAAGCACAAACGCTACAAATGTCTAACATTGAGAATATAATCTCAAAGTCCGTTGAGTCAAACAATGAATTGTTTAGCTATGAGCCGTTCAAGAATTTATTTGTTAATGCTTTGCATAAATTTGGTGATAGGTTCACTTATGAAGATGCCGAAGCATTAATGACAGCAGTAAAAGACTTAAAGAGTGCATTTGAAGCTGAATTTCAAAAAGGTAATGCTTCTAATGAAGCTAATAAGAAAGCTACTGATGCCCTTGCAGCTATTACTGGACAAAGCTCTGCTCCTACGGGTAAGGGGTCAAAAAGAATAGATATCAATACTATTTCTGACTCTGAACTCAATAAATTACTAGATGAGTACATTTAAGGAGATTAGAAAATGTCAATAGAACAATTAATTTTAGGAACTTTTAACAAATCCTTCAACAAATACTTCTATGATGAATTAGTTGTAGGACAATTAGCTCACACAGAGTTAAAAAATGGTATTAAAAAAGGCGATGAAGTAGACGTACATATGCCAGTTCTTCAAAGATTATTTGACTATACTGGTGGCGATTTGCCGGATGCAGAAGTTGTAACTTCTTCAACTACTAAAATTCGTATCGACAGAGGTAAGGCATTCCACTTTGAAGTTGATGAAATCAAAAAACAACAAATCGAAAATGCTCCTGATATGAAACAAAAAGTTGACTTGGCTAAAGAATATTCTTCTGACGGCATTAAACAATTTGCTTCATTCGTAGACCAAGCATACGCAGGGTTATATACAAGAGCAGGATATTATCTTGATGATAGTGGTGATGCCATTTCATTAACAGCAGATATCGCTAAAGAAATCCTCGCTTATATGCAAACAAGATTCAAAAGAGGTGATGGCATAGGTCACAACTCTTGGGTTGACGGTCAAATGATAGCAGTAGTTCCGCCTGAATTTCAATTCTATCTTGGCAAACTTGATGATTTGAAATATGTTGAATCAGGTCACAAGAAAATGGCTAAAGGCTTTATCGGACATCTTGCTGGTTGGGATATTGTTGTATCTAACAATATCGCTGGTGTAGATGATGGAAATGGTGGTCTTAACTACTATCCTCTATTCGGTATTAAAGGTAAAACTTTTGCAGGTGGTGTTTCAGCAGATTTGAATATGAAATCCTATATGCCTGAAAAGAACTTCAATACTCGTTACAAAGGCTATGGTTTGTATGGTGTTGGAGCGCCTAGAGCAGACTTATTTGGTACAGTTAAAATAGCTGCTCCTCTTACAATAACTACAACATAGACAAAGTAAAACCAAGCTCTCTAAGGGAGTTGAAATACACTCCCTTTTTTTAAGAGAAGCGTTATTAAAACGAACAAATTTATAACAAAAACATTATAGGAGAAATAATAATGGCTAGAGACGAAATAACAGTACAGCTTCCTGTTCAAGAAGCTACTCAGTCAGCAGAAGTTGCAGTAATTACTAAGCAGTCCATAACTCCTGCTAACGGAATTAAAATCAAAAAAGCATTAGATAACAAAAACAATTCAATGGTTATCATAGTTGAACCTTCTTCCACTGGAAAAAATTTAATAATTAAAGCTGGTGACAACTATCCTAACAGAGTATTAGGTGATTTATCCATCGCTCCTACTCAAAACAAAGTAAATGCCATTCTTCTTGAAGATATTTCAAGATTTGAAAACAGAGATGGCTCTGTAAACATAGACTTTGCTACTGGATTTGAAGGTTATATCTATGCAGTTGCAAAACGTGCTGGTTTAAAACCAGTTGTATAAGCTTGATAGAGGGGAGAAATCCCCTCTATTTTGATATGTTATTAATAATTAAATCTTGGGTCATCAGACTCTGGGTAATCATCTGCATTATACTTAATAACTTTTTGTTGTTTTATTGGTAAGTGAAGAATATTTTTATGAACACAATTTGACAACTTGCCAATGCTTAGACACGAAAAATACACAACAAATACGACTAATATTGATATTGTAATAAAACTAACAAATATATTTTTGATTTTTAAATTTATTTTGCATAGCAAGTTCTCGATACCGCCAAAATAATCAAAAACATTTTTTATAATGTAAAGTACAAAAATTTCTATTGGAAGCATTATTAACAAAGCGAAAAACAGGTTGCCAAAAGTATAAAAAAATCTACTTAATATAAACACTACAATTATAATTGTTCCAATATGGTCTGTTTCATTTAAAAACCTTTTAATATCTTTGAATAAATTGAAATTTTTGTCCATCACACACCCTTTCTTACAACAAATATACTAAATTAAAGGAGTAATTGTCAATGATTAAACTATTATACAAACCAACAGGTAATTTATTTACAATTCCTGACGAAGAAGCATTACGCATCAAAAGAGAAGACAGAGGTAATGATTATGTGGTCGTAGATGCTGGTTTACAACAAAAGGAAAATAAAACTATATCTGAGGAAGAAACTCGTCAAATAGAGGTATCAGTAACAGCTCAGATTGAACAAAATAATAAAGCAGCAAAAGAAGAAGAAGAAAAAAGACAAGTTAAAGAAGAAAAAGAAGATAAGAAGAAAGCAAAAGTTGTTGAGTATAGAAATGATGATACGGAAGAACTAAAAAAGATGTCTAAGAAAGAACTTGTAGCTCTTGCAGAAAAATTAGGTATTCGTGATATGCAGAACTGCACAATGAATGAAATCATAGAATACATTAAAGGCGACAAAAAGAAAGTATTAGTTAAGCCGGGAAGCGGTAGAACAAGGAAATAATAATGACACTTACTTTTATTAATTTATATAATGAATGTGCAGGACAACCTTGGTCTATGTTTGACAGCGATGCTGAGACAGTAGACGACCTTGAAAGCGCATTAAGAATATCAATTAACAAGGCTATTTCATATCTATGGAACTATCAGCCTTGGTCTTTTAGGGTGTCTAAACAAACATTAAAAACAAGAAGTGGTAAAGACTATTATGAAGTACCAGAAGGAATGATAACGAAAAGCACTAAGAATAACGAAGTAAAATATGGTGTTAGATATAATGGTGCTGTGTTAGAGTATGAGGACAATCCTGATGAATTAGAATCAAAGACAGGAGAACCTGAAAGCTTTTGGATAGAGGGTGAATACATTTACATATATCCAACACCAGACGATGCATACAAGATAGAACTTACATTCTTGCTTCTTCCTTATGGCTTAGATAAAGATGAGAACTATGTATATGAGTTATCAGCAGATGATGATTATGTAAACATTCCTGAGAAGTATGAAAAGATATTTCAGAATTGTCTTATATCATTAGCCATGATGTATGCAATAGCTGATGAGAACGATGAAAACTATTCAGGATATCAAAGACAATATGAGGATGCGCTTGCTGTGTTATTCAAATATTGCAGAGACAAGATACAAGACAGAAGGGTTACTTGGTAATGAGTTCTACTACTACATCATTAATCAATTATAACTTTGGTGGCATTAGACGTAAGGACTCAGTATTTTCAGGTGATAAAATAACTTGCTCAGATTGCCAAAATGTTGAGTTATTTTTCACTAAACTGAACTCAGGTGTTGGTGTAAGAACAGCCAACGGAAACAGGTCTGTAACACAATATTTAAACGACAGTGATGAACTTGTTGATTTAATTCCTGACGGCGAAGAAATCATTGGTATATTTGAAACAATTCAAGATGGTATCACATACACAATAATATACACAGAATCAAGTTTATCAGGCACTCTATACAGTCTTAATTTAACTCTCAAGACAATCACAGAATTAGTAACAGGGTTAGCAGTAACAGGAGATGCCTGTGCTACAGATTTTGCAGTAGGTTGGAGTGACTACTTCGTATTCTCTAATGGCACTAATGTAGTGTATTTATATACAGATACAACAACTCACATTCCGCTTGTTGTAGAAAGTTCAAGTAATATACATCTAATAGACCAAGACGGTAGGGATGTCAAAGGGTTAGGTCTTGTATCATATGACAAAAGGTTATGGATATTTAACGGCAGTGTATTATGGTACTCAAAACAAGAAGATTGCAGAGATTTCCAATATTATGATGCAGACTCAGTTACATCAGCAGGGTATATTGAATTTGTCAAGAATATAACAGCAATCTACCCATACTTAGGCTCTTTGGCAGTATTCCATAAAGATAGCTCTTGTCTTATAACTACAGACGAAACAACAAGATTCAAGAAAGAAGATGAATCACCCGGCGGATGTGCTTCTTATAATTCATTAGTGTTCCATGGAACAGACTTATACTTTTATGATGATACCAAGAAAGGTGTGTTCTCATTTAAGCAGATAGTTAATGGTGACAAAACGCTAGGGGATAACATTGCCTATGATATACAAGACGAACTATTGCTAATAAACAAGAGCAACCTACATTCAATAAGGTCATTGTCAGTAGTAGAAACAGATAGAAACGAAGTTTGGTTTTTAATTCCTATATCAGCAGAAGAAAATCGTTCATACATACTTATATATGACTACATTCGTGGTGAATGGATTAAGAGAAAGTCACAGCATATCAATGCAATAGGTATGTTAAACAATAAACTGTATTCAGGTGGAACTTCTCTATATGAAGAATACACAGGCGAAGACTTCAATGGTGAATTTATTAAATCAAACTATAAATGCACAGTTCTTAATTTGGGTTCTGACAATACGTTGAAGATTACAAAATTTCCGCCAAGAGCAACACTTGATGCAGATAGAAAATGTCATTTCTGGGTTAGGTATGTAAAAAACTACAATGACAAAAAGTCTGTAAAGGAAAAGGAATTAAAAGGAAAGCTCCCTAACCAATCAATAACATATGATAGTGGATATCACTATGATGAAGGTTGGACATATGCAACATCAAGTAATGTAATATTGAAGTTCCCTTCCTCTACATTTAAAGCATTAGAAATAGAAATGTTTACAACAGACAAGACAGAATCTTTTGCGCTAAAAGCATTAGAATTTAGCAAGATTAAGGTTAAACAAGTATGATAATAGTAAGAACTCCGCAGAATGAGCTGTTTAATTACGCTGAATGTAGAGAACTTTTTGATAAATATAGAAAACTTATTGATGTTGACGATTTCGATACAGTATTAAACACAACGCACTTCTTTTCATTCTATGAGTGGAATAAAAAGCTTTTTCTTGGTTGTTTATACTTTTATCAACAAGGAAAAAAACTGTATATCACTGCGTATGGCACAAGACATCATCACAACCTTAATATGGAATGTTTAAAAATGGCTTTAGATTGGTACACTTGTGATGTATATGCAGAGTGCAAGCAAAGAACAGCTCAACATTGTCTAATACAAGCTGGATTTGAAAGGGTTAAAAAAGGACTTTATGTCTATAGGAGAAATAAATAATGGGTAAAAACAGTTCTAATACTTCAAGCACAAGTTCAAGCAAGCCTACATTTATAAATACAAATACAACCAATCCTTATTATCAGACAAAAACTGACAAAAAGGGTAATACTACTAATACGTTTATAAAAGGAACAGCAGGAGAAACTGCATATAATTTTGTTAACGAGAATGCAGCAGATTTGCTTGATAGTTATTTACGACCAAGCCTTGACAGTGTAACTAACCAAGCAAAGTTAGCTGCTTTTAACAAGCAACAACAGGCTAACTTACAGAACAATATTATTAATCCATTGGCAAATAATAATATGATACGTTCTTCGCAAGCTACTAATATGTATAACAACTTGTCTAACCAAGCTGCTGATTACGCTAACAACTTGTTAGCTAACTCACAAAACGACACTTGGAATATGATTAACAATCTGATGAATTTATACACAGCAGGGTATACAGGAGCTAGTAATGATGTTTCTACGGCTCTTAGAGCAGCAGTTGGAAACAATAGTAAAACTACTTCTAATAGTCAAGCATAGGGGATAAAAATGGCATTTAATCAAACAGCTAAAGATTTATATGAGAGATTTAAAAGAAAACAACAGCTAGATAATTACTTTTCGAACAAAGCAAAGTTAGAACAACCTAGTGCTGAATTTATGAATAAAATAGGTGCAACATTACCTGAGCCAATGAGTTTCAGAACTCCTCTTGATAAAGCAATGGGAACAAGCGGAGCAACTGTAACAGAAGGAAGTAAACTTGCACAAGGATTGGGTAAAGCTGGCTCTGTTGCTGGTGGTGTAATGGGTGGTATTGATGCTGCTAACGACTTTGCAAATGGAGATTATGTAAATGGCGGTTTAAACGCTACTAAAACAATAGCCACGTTTGTTCCCGGTGGGCAACCAATAGCTGCTGCTATACAAGTTGGGCAAACTCTTAAAGATTTATTTGCTCCAGACAGAAGTCAAGAAATGATGCAAAAATCTATGGAAGAAGCTATTAAATCTCAGCAACTTTCAAATGAGACATTAGCTAACCAACGTCAAGGTTTTGATGAAGTTAAACAAGACAATATGCAGAAGATGCAAAATCAAATGCAGAATATGAATCAATCTCAACAACAAAATAACGATGATTTAGTTAGAGATATTTTAGGACAAACGACAGGGGGAGCTGCTCCTATTTCTATGCCGACTAATTATGCAGAAGAAAATACTCCAGAATTAAGTCAAGAAGATTTGGCAGAGCAACAAGTAATAGCGCAACAACAGCCACAACAGATTCAACAAGAAGAACTTAAACAATCCCTTATGGACAGAATAAGAAATGGATTAAATGATTTTTCGGCAGGGTATCAAGATAATACGAACACTGATTTTGCTCATGGAGACTTGTTGAATAGTATAACAGGTGGTGCTGCTCCTGTTCAAACATCTGGCAATACATTTAATCTTGGTGCTGCTCAAAACAATAAAGGAATTATGGCAAGGCTTGGCGAAGCTGTTGGAACTGGTCAAAGAATTATGGCTAATCCTTTAACTCAAGCTGCAATAGCTGGCATGGTTTCTAAGGCTGCTGGCGGCAATGTTGATGATATAGCATTGGCAGCTTTTAAATATGGCACTCAAAAGGCAAACGCAGATAGATATTATCAACAAGTAACAGGTAAAACAAATAGACCATTCTTGAACACATACTCTGCGCAAGACGTTACAAACAAACGTCTTGAAGACGCTTTAATGCAAAGACAACAGCAATATAATCAAACACGACAAGATAAATTAAACCAACAAAAGTGGGAAAGAGAAAACAAAGAAGCTCAACAAAACTGGGAAAGAAATTACAAAACAAATAAAGACAAAGAAGATAGAGCTATAAAACGAGAAGAAGTTGCTGCAAGAAAGAAATATTGGGAAACAAGAGGGAGCAACGATAGAGGAAACAATGTAGCTCAACAAAAATATGATTATCAACAAGGATTAAATAAAAGTATAGGGCAATTCTCAAAGTATGCAAAAGCTCTTGAACAAGCTAAAGATAAGGATAAGGGATGGCTTACAAGTAGTAATGAGCGAGCAGAAATAGAAAAGGCTCAACAAGACTACGATGAAGCAAGAGAGTTTATGATTAACACTTATGGTGCAGATTTTATTAAATACGCAAAAGAACAAGGATGGGAGTAGTTTGTGGTTGCTACCTTAGATGATTATATGAATAATAGAGTTAAGGGTTCACAGAAGAACAGTATTCCTACTCTTGACGATTTTATGAATAGTAGAGCTTCGCAGTCTAATGTTGTTACACCGAGAACAACATCTCTACCAAAATCTACCACGACTGCGCAAGCTCCTGTTAATAAAAACGTGACAATTGGTGAAGGTTTGGGTAATCTTGGCAACGCAATTGGAGAAGGAGTTGGCAATTTTGTTCAAACAGTTGCTGATAATCCACTTGGGTTTGCAAAAGACACAGTTAATTCTCTTGTTGTTCAACCTACAAAAGAGTTTGTATCGAATGTAGCAAAGCCGGATGTAACACAATCTCCATTTCTTGCTATTGGTGGCGGAGTTGCAAAAGGTGCTGTTGAATTACCACAGAACTTATGGAATTTAGGTGTTGATGCAGTTAATGCTTATAACAATACACCAGAACAAAATCAATACAAAGCTCATTATGTTGAAGACATAGCAAATGCCTTACAAGGTAATAAGCTATATCAAGAAGCGTATCAAAAACCAAAAAGAGCAAATGAAGCGATTGCTGAACTTGGTTCATTTGCAGCTCCTATGGCTGCTGCTGGCAAGGTTGGTAATGTTGCAGGAGCTATAAAAAATGCAAATAACATTGCGAAAGAATCAACTAGAATTGCTTCAAAACTTACTGATGCACAAAAGATAAAATACGCTAATCAGATACAAAAATTAGCACAGAACAATGTGTTAAATGGTACTGTAAGAACATCTGCAAATGATATTGCAGGAAATATGGCTACTGGTTTTGGCTTGGGTGCATTAGAAGGTGATACACTTCAAGACAGAATTGCAAATGGAACTGGAATGGCTGCATTAGGTCTTGCCCTAACTGGCGGACATGCAGCAGCTCAAAAGGCTTGGAACTCCAAAAGAGCATTAGAACTTAGAAAGAATACTGCCGAAACTTTAAACAATCTTACAAATGAATACGATGGAGTTTCAAAAACGATTGCAGGAATAGATAATGCTTTAAATACAAACTTATCTAACAATGCAAGCGATTTAACTAGACTTAGAAAAGAATATGGTGAACTAAGTTCTAAAGACCAAAACTATAAGCGTAACATTTCTGATGAAGAAAAAGCATTGCTTGATGATGCTAGTAAGCTATCAGATGAACAACAAACAGAGATATTTGAACGTAATAAACTTGGCTCAAGAGAAAGAGCTTTAAAAATATCAAAAGAAGTTAAGGCAGAACTTGCTAATCAACAACCACAAAAACACAGCACTACTGTTAAGAATAGAAAAGAAGCTGAAAAATGGTTTGATGATATAGAAAAAAGGGAGCAGACTAAAGCAAGAGAAAAAGAAGTTATAGAACCAGATTATGAAACACCTGATGAAGCAACTGAGTTTTGGAGAAAGCTTGCAGAAGAAGAAAATAACCCTAGCCATGCAGAAGGCGATTTAAGCCATGTTAAATCAGAAACAGATGTAGTTAATCCTAAACAAGAAGAAACACGTCTTAAAAACGATTCTGGCATGTCTGAGAATATCCATGAAAGAACAGTTGATAAAAATGGTAGAGTAACTGTATATAATCCTGATGGAACTATAAAAGTTAGATTTAAAAGAAATACTATTAAAGAAGCTGACACTAATAAACCAAGAGAAATATTAGACTCTGAAAGAGCAGAAGGTAGTGATTCTGGAAATTGGTACACACAAAGAACAGATGCGAAGCCTAAAAGACTTGGCGATGAAAATATGTATGAGATGCAAGAAGTGGAAGGAACAAAACCTACTACAGATGAAGAACTCATGCAAGAAATAGAAGCTGCAAAAAGACAAAAAGATGTTCCTGTTGTTAGAAGTAAAGCAAATGTTAAGTCTAAAACTCCTGCACAGAGAATGGCTGAAAAACTACATAACGAAAGAGCAAATAGAGCTTGGATTAAACATTTAAGAGATAAAAAAATTAAATCGTTGAATGACGATACTAAAACAAAGTCAATGCTCGATATTGTTTTTGAAAATAAAAACAACAAAAAAAATACTGATTTTTATAATTATTCTCAAAATAAATCTTATAGATACATAACGGAAAATAAAGCAATTAGAAAGCTGTTTCAAGGGCAACCAATGGAGTCTGGAAAAGAAATTACTAGAACTATTGGCGAAATTGCTGACGTATTTCCTGAGTTAAAAAAACACTTAGAAGGCTATGACGGATTTGAGCAAATGAAAGTCAAGCTGACAAATGATGGGTTTGGGTATGATACTCATGGATTGTATCATCAAGACAGTAGAAGTATTACTTTGAACGCTAAGTCAGAAAAAAATGCAGAAACAATACAACATGAGTTTCAACATGGAAAAGACCATTTTGACGTTCTAAATTCACCAGAAGGAAGCAGAGAGCGTGCCTTGTGGCAAAGTTCTGAAAAGCGTAATCGTGAATATACTGAGTTTAGAAATGAACATGAAAACGAAGTGATAGACATATTGCAAAATAAACGTTCTATCAATGACTTGACAGAAGAAGAAAAAAGCCTTATTAATGAATACATCAGACTAGATAATCGTTATAGAAATTCTTATGCAGAAAGACGAGCAAGAAAAGCTGGCGAAGGAGTAGTAAATGGGCGATTTGGAACAATTCAAAAAAAATCTAACGGAACAGGAATTAAAAGAGTTCAACGACAGAGTGAACTTCACAATTCATCACGCACAAGGGAATATGACAGAGGAACAAGTGGAGAAGCTTCACATGTTCGGGATTCAAATGCAACAGGAAACGAAATAAATTTTTATAATAAAGACGACAAACTTATCAACAGAACTCTAAATTGGTTTGATAAAACTAAAAACAACCATACAAAATTCTATCATCAATTCTTAGAAGCCACTCCTGAAATCAAAAAGTTTACAGATGCTTTCAAAACTATTAACGACAAGCGTGAAGCATTCTTTAGAGAGTTTGGTACATATACTGATGAACGCATGAAGGCTAGATTGTTCAAACAATCTAAGTCTGGAGAAGGTGTGTATTTCCAACAAGGAACTAAGCGCAATCCTAAAGTTGAATGGGGAAAAGAAAGCAACGATAAAGTTGGTTTTACAGGTAAAAAAGAACTTGAGGGTATATCTGAAAGAGGTACAACGCAAGAAGGTTTGGCAAGAGGTTTTTCTGATATTGTCCGTATGGAACACACAAGAGACAGAATAAACTTTCTAAAAGAAAACTTTAGTAAACCACAAGAGGGTTTTGTTCCTGTTAATTCTAAGCTACTTGCTAATGCCATGTACTTCGGCAAATCAAAAGCTTGGTATGAAACAATCAGAAAAGGTCAAGAAGCAATAGAAAAGACTTTTGATGAAAAGAATGCTAAAGAATGGAATGAACTCTATAAAACCACAGAAGCAGACAAATCTGATATTTACATTCCAAAAGACTTGCTAGATATGTCTATAACAGGCGAAAAAGAACTTCCGCTAGACTACTTAGCAACTTATGGCAAAATGCGTGGAGCTAAAGGTCAAATAAAAGGAATGGCTAAAATAGCAGGAGCTTTGTTAGACTTCTATACAGATAGATTTAAAAGAAAAGTTCTTACATCAGCTTCATTCTTTACCAATAACAGATTTGGCAATCAAATAATGCTTGCTATGACTGCCGATAAACCACAAGACTATATTAAAGGGATAGCAGATGCTTTTAAATTAAAAGAAAACGAAGTGCCGACAGAAATATTAGAAAGTACATTAGCAGAAGCTATACAACAAGAAGCAAATGGGAAAACCCTAAGAAAATATTTTAGCGAAAAAAACAATGTTTTTGACAATCTTGCCAGAGTTCTTGACGGAGATGAAATTGGAACTAAATCATTATCAGGTTTTGGCAAAGCTGCTGCAACGGCTAGCAATTGGTTAATAAGCAAGCCTAATGATGTGTTTAAAAGAATATCTCATTTTACAGGAAATGTTAATGAACGCTGGGAAAGATTTGAACGTAAACAAGCGTATTCTCAAGCATTAACAAAAATGCAACGTGAAAAAGTTCTTAAAACTGCAAAGCAATTTGCCGGAATACATGAACTTGCAGAAGTTGCAAAAAAAGATACGTTAATCAGAGAAGCTGTTATTGATAAAGTTGCTGATGTCTTAGGCGATTATAATAACTTTAGCAAGTTTGAAAAGAATGTACTTAAAAAGCTCATTCCTTTCTATGCTTGGAACAGAACAATAACAAGGCATATTATAAGTCTTGCAAAAGATAATCCAGTTAAAGCTACGCTAGTGGCTTTTGAAACATATAGGCTTCTCAATCAAGATGATGGCTTAGAAGATTATCAACATGGCTCTATAAAGACAGGTTGGCGCAATAATAGAACAGATGTAAATGTTGTTATAAACAAGGCTTCTATGATACCTTATAACACACTTTTTGATATGGTGTCTGGTGAAAACATAGGCTCATTCTCTCCATTGATTACAAAACCGCTTGAAGCTGCTAGAGGTGAAAAATTCTTCAAACCAGCATCAGAAATAACGAGCAAAAATTGGAAAAGAACGACTCAAGATAAAAAGAGTGGATATGTTAACACTAAGACAGGTGAATTTAGGGAAGGTAAAGCGCCTGCAAGCGTAAGAGCTGGCTATCTCGCAAAAGATGCAATGGAAACAGTTTATCCGATGACAGGCTCTCCAATGACAAAAGGATTGCCTGATGCAATAAAACATTATGGAAAAACAGGAGAGTTTTTATTTCCTGACAAACAATTTGATGCAAGTCTTGGCGGATTTTATGACGGAGATAAAGCCGGAACTTATAAACGTGGTAGGAAAACTTATCAAAGAGAATTTTCAGCTAAGAATAGATTAGATTTAAAATATCAACTAATGAATAGAACTCTTGGTTTAGGCATTCAACCTGAGCATAAAGTTTCTAAAGAGCAAAAAGAAAAATATGCTCGTCAGCGTAAGCGTATGCAAGGGAAATAATTAACAAAAGGGAAAAGAGATGGATAAAGAAACATTGATTAAGTATTCACCAATGATTATTGTTGTGCTGTCTGTAATATTTCAATACAACTTGTTCGTGACTCCTGAGAGACTTGAGCAAAAACACAGAGAAATATTGTCAGAAGTATCGGAAGTATACATAAGAAAAGAACAATACAAAGAACAGTACGATGATTTAAAGCAGCAAATGAATGACATACAAAAGAAATTGGATGAAATATACAAGATAGTTATAAAGGAGCATCAACAATGACTTGGACAAGAATAGAATATGGAGCAGATATTACTTCTTCTGCTTTAAATAACAACTTTGAAGCATTAGAAGATATGATAGTTGACAATGCCACCAATATTACCACACTTCAATCAAGCATTCAATCAGTTAACACAAACTTAAATTCAGAAATTAATAATGCTAAATCAGATATTGATGACTTGGCTAACGTTACAAACCCGACAATAACAGTTTTAAGCTCAAGCGGAACAATAAACTTGGCAGATAATTCGATTAACAGAATAACTCCAAGTGCTGCCGTAACATTTGTTCTACCGATTATTACAGACAGCAGTGTATTTCATCAAATATTAGTTCAAGTAAATTTAACAACAGTACAATCAATTGATGTTGGTACTGAACATTTCTTCAATGACAAGTCTCCAGAATTGTCATCAGTTGGTAAATACAATCTGATGTTTGAGTTTGATATTAATAACGGCTTCTGGGTTTGCGGCTGGATGAGGAAGTCATAATGAATGTATTTAGCAAGTTATTATGTAGAATACTTCCTATGCCTTGGACTCAACCAAAATTAACAAGTAATGGCACATTTGGTGGGAATAATATGGCTGTTGATGTGACGTATCACGACACTACATCGCAATCTAACTCAAATGGTAGTAAGTATTATGTTGCCTTTATGCCGAATAGTGGATATGTAGGACAATATACAGATGAAGAAAGCGGGCATAATGGCTATCTGCGTATATGGATATATTACCCAAAGCCAATAAGATTGAATCATATAAGATTTTTTGTAAACAACAGAGAAACAGGACAAACTGGGCCAGCGCGTAACGTTAAATTATATGGTGGAAACAGTAGAAGCAGTATTAATGTTGAAAAAGGAAGCACAACTAATATGGTTCTAAAAATTGGAAATGTTGATATTGGCAAGACTTATCAATCAGATATTGCAATGAATGAATATTACCAATATTATATGCTGCACGTTGAAAATTTAAAAGCTCCATTTGATGACAGAGTTGAAATAAAAAGCATAAAACTTGATGGTGATTATGAGGAGTTTATATAGAAAGGTTAAAATATGTACGCAAAACTTATAGATGGAAATTTAGAGTTCGCTCCACAAAACAAGGGAGCTGTGATTAATTATAACGTAAACGTAGAACTTATGGTTGAAGACGGATATAAGGAGTTCTTTCCTGTTCCACGACCAGAGCAGACAAACAGAAAATATCATATCGAGTATGTTGAAGGTAAAAGCTCGATTGAAGAAATGATTGTTTTTGATGAAACTCAAGAGGAAGCAAATGAAAGAGAAGCCAGAGAAAGAGAAGCCGAGTTTAATAGACAATTCTTTTTGACATCTCTTGGTTATGTAAGACGTACTGTAACAATGAAAGACGACTCTAAGAAAAGCTTTTTAACAGATATACTTCCTATGTTAGTTGAGGGAGTGCCAGTTCTCGTATACACAAGAGAATTGGAGCAGTCAAAGGTTTTAACAACGGCAGAGTTTATAAATGAATGCAAACAAAGATTACTTAAAGATTTTTATGGAGAAGAATAATGGCTTTTATAGTTGATGATTATGGAAATATAACTCTTGTACAAGGTGATAGCGGACAACTTACAGTTAGTGGGATACCTGATGATAAAAGTTATACTGTTTATCTTGCTATACAAGATTCTAAAAGGAATCCTGTAGGTTCGGAAATACACTACACAACTAACGCAGGGCAAAGCTCTGTTGTTTTTGAATTTACACCTTCTCTTACGGATTTGCTCACAGTCAAGAGAAACGAAGATAGTGCAGAATACTATTACGGTGTAAAAGTATGTGATGCCGAAGGATTCGAAGATACTTTGATAATAGGTGATTCAGATATTGGGGATGTAAATACAATAACTGTTTATCCGAAAAAGGTCGAAGGAACAGTTACAGTAACAGCAACAAGTTCAACATAAAGGATAGGATATGCCAAGAGTAGGTGTTTCAAGCAAATCAAAAACAAGTGGAAATATAACAGTCAAAAGTGACAATGAAATAACTACGGCTACTACACAAAGCAGTGGTACATCAAGCAGTGTCGAAACGGTTAATAATGCCGCAAAATATTGGTCTGATATTGCAAAAGATTGGGCGATAAAAACAGACGGCAAGGTTTTAAGCGAGGATTATTCATCAAAATACTACGCAGGTATTGCAAAAGACAAAGCAGAAGAAGCCGCAGAAAATGTTGAAACTGTTATACAAAGTGCAAAAGATGCAGCAAATAGTGCAGAAGATGCTGCAAATAGCGCAATAAGTGCTGCGAGTAGTGCCGATACTGCTGAAATGTATGCAACGCAAGCATCAACAGGGATGTTGTGGCTAGAACTTCAAGAAGAAAACTGGGTTTTAGAAGGCTCTGAATATAAGTACGAATTAGCAAACTTAAAAGCAGTTGCCGGAGTTTATGAAGGTAGTTGGGAAAATAAGAAACTAATAAATGCAAATGTCAAGATAACAGACGATTCAACATTTATATATTGTGTAGAGCCGATAGACGGCTATGTATTATGTACAGATGCAGTTGTTACACCTGAAATAGACACAGCTATAACAAGTATTGTTGCAACAGGGAACATAGAAGCAACAAGAGAAGGAAAAACGGTAACAATAAGTACAACAACTTATGAATTTGAACAAGCTATTACATCCGACACTTGGACTATAACACATAATTTAAACAAGAAGCCTTCTGTAACAGTTGTAGACAGCGCAAACAATGTTGTTGAAGGCGCAAGAGAATATATAGATAAAAACACTGTAACTATAAAGTTTAATGGTGCTTTTAAAGGTAAAGCTTATTTGAACTAAAAAAAGGGGGGGTAAAAAATAATGGCAACAAAAAAAATATTGGTAGACCAAGATTTTAACGGTAACGAGATACAAAATGCGGTTATACAAAACTTGGCAACAGCACCGAGCAATCCAAAAACTGGACAGGAATATTTTAACACTACTGATAACCAAAAATATATTTGGAATGGTACAGCTTGGGTAAGTGAAACATCACAAGGTAGAGTGTATAGCGCAGGAACTGGTATTGATTCTACAGCGTTAAGTAACGGTACAATCAAAACAGATGCTACAATTGCAGCAAAAACAGATATTGGAAGCGGTGTTTTAACAATCAAACGTAATAGTACTACAGTTGGCTCTTTTAGTGCAAACGCTACAAGCGCAACTACATTAACAATCACCGTACCGACTACCGCAGCGGATGTTGGCGCAGTTCCTACTTCAAGAACGGTTAACAGCAAAGCGTTAAGTTCAGATATAACTTTGACGGCATCAGATGTTAGTGCTGTACCGACAAGCAGAAAAATTAACGGTCATACATTAACGGCTGATGTCACTTTATCAGCATCTGATGTGGGGGCATTACCTGACAGCACAACAATCGGAAGTGCCAATTTGATAATCCAACGCAACGGAACAGGGCTTGGCACATTCTCTGCCAATGCTACATCACCTACAACAGTTAATATCTCCGTTCCTACAACGGCTACAGATGTAGGGGCTTTACCTTCTTCTACTATTATAGGTGACGGTAAGGCAATATTTAAAAAGAATGGCACTGCGTTTGCTACAATAACAGCTAACCAAACAAGTACAATCAATATTGATTATACAGTTCCTACTACGGTAGCGGAACTATCAGATTCTAGCAATTATGCTCTTAAATCAGATGTAGCAAGTGCGGTTATTCCTAAAGGTAGTATTTCATCAGTAAGTAACTTGCCTACTCTTGTAGCAGACCATAGAGGGTGGATGTATAACTTCTCTGCCGAGTTTACAACTACAAGTAATTTCGTTGAAGGAAGCGGAAAGAAATATCCGGCAGGAACAAATGTTGTTGTCGTAGAGTATACATCAGGAACATATAAGTATGATGTATTTGCAGGGTTCGTAGATACAACAGCATATGATAACCACATAGCAAATACAACAATCCACGTTACGGCTACAGATAAATCAACTTGGAATAATAAGCAAGATGCGATATCTGATTTAGCAACGATAAGGAGCGGAGCAAGCGCAGGCGCTACAGCAGCTCAAACTTATACAGCTACTAACCCAGCATTGACTTCAACAGGTGGTGTATGTACTTGGACAGTAACCCATAACTTAGGTGATAATATGATAGCATCTGTATATGATGCAACTACAGGTGAAGAAGTAATCGTCGCGATAACAAAAACATCTACCGCAGTTGCTACTGTTAAAATTAATTCTACATCTAATATAACCGCAGGTGCATATAGAATAGTTGTTATAAGCTATCCAGGGTTTTATACAGAGGAATAGGAGACAATTATGGTTAATAAAATAA